TTTGAGATATCTTTGATCCTACTTTATTGAACACATACCCACCAACAGGAGCCAGTACAGCACCAGCAATAGAGTGTAGTCCTGCTTCTACTGGATCAACAGAACCCTTGTTAAGTAACTGGTCTGTAACTGAGTAAGTACCTCCTATAGCACCACCGATAGCAGCCATGCCTTTGTAGGTAGCACCTACAGGTAGAGCAGTTGTGGGGTCAAACAGCATACCTGCAACATTACCAAACGTACTCCCTTCAACGTCACCATAATCTTCTTCTATCTTACGCGCCCTTTCATCTGTTATCATCTTACGTCTTTCATCAAAAGAAGCATCAGCAAATCCTTCACCATATATTTCTTCTGTTGATTTATAACCTAGACCATAACCATCCTCATCACGATAGGTAAGCTCAGGTCGAATGCCAGTAACAGCACCTAAAAGATCACCTGCCTGTTGTGACCATCCCTCTCCTTCAACAAATCCTTTACCAAAAGATGTCTCTTGCTCTTGCTCTACAGGTGGTGGCATATTTTGTGATAGCTCATCCCATGTAGGAGCAACAGAGGCTGTAGTATTTTGTGATAGTTCATCCCATGTAGGAGTCGCCATATATATATTCTCCTTACAGTGAAATTATTGGCTTAGTCTTATCTGTTTTATGCCTAGCATATTGCTTACCATTATAAGTAATAACTTCATACCCAGCAGGAACAGCACCAGCAGCAGGTTGAGTAGCAGCGGGAGGATTCCAATCATCATCAGCAAACCCAAACCATCCACCATCTTTTATATAATTAGTCTTTGCCTCAAGTGTCGCCTCTTGCAGTGCATCATTAGGCCGCATTTTATTATCACGTTGTAATGCTTCGCTACGATTAGCAATCCACCTAGCAGCAGAGTTTTTATCAGTATCACTCAACTTAATCTTTTGCCTTTTAAGTTCGACAAGAGCCTCATCAATATTAGTTCCAGTTATATTAAAAGGTCTAATCTCACTGGTATCTTTTATCGTAGACCCATCAGGTAGAGGAATCCATGCTCCATCTTTACGATAGGAAGGTACACCATCCACTACATAGCCCACTAATTCTTTATTATCAGGTGTTATGTAGGTCTTCTGATTTGATACGCTAGGTGCTTTGTTCTCTAAAGCCTCCATGTCCCTAGCCTGTGCGTGTAATGCCATAGCCTGTGGATAGTTACCTGCCATCATTTGCTCTTGGGCAGCAGCACGTAGACCAGCAACAGTGGTTATGTCAGCCCCTTGCATAGCCCTCTGTACACTAGAAGCCTGTGCCATCTCAGGCGACTCCCTTCCAAATAGAGAACTAAGACCAGACCCCATCATCTGTCCACCAGCAGCACCAATAGCAAACTCTGGATTCATACGAGCAGCAGTATCAACACCACTCTGTACACGATTCTGTTGGATCACATTAGGATCCATACCAAATAAACTCATTACATCACTAGCCATAATTATCTCCTAGCCTCTACGATTATAAAAATTAGGGTATGCTAATTGATTAGAATATCTCTGTTGTGGAGTAGTAGTGGCTGCTGTAGTTCCACCGCCAGACCACTGTCCTAAAGGAGATATTCCTCCCATAGAGTTATAACTTCCTATTCTATTTTGACCTTGAGCAGTATTTGCATACTGAGAATATGCTGAACCACCTCTGCCATTAGGGTACATACCACCACTGCCCATAGAATTGTAACTCGCCATTCTATTCTGTCCTGTTGGGGTTGCCATGTATTGAGAGGTTGGTACTGTGGGTGGTGATTCACTCATCATACTATTGAGTCCATTACCTAGTCCCATTAGTCCACCAGCCTGTGAATCTCCACGCATTTTTGTATAACCTGCTGCTGAACTCTGTCCACTAAGATAGTTATTCATAGCTGCATTGTTAGCTGCCGATTGCTGTGAACCTAGATCACCACCTAGCCCTATCATAGCCATAGCATTAGCATCCATGCCTTGACCTTGACTGAACATACCTTGACCAATAGCAATCTCACGCTCACGTTGTCGTTGTGCCTGCTCAAAAGAATTGCTACGATCCATAGCATCTTGTTGTTCATAAGCCCTAGCAAAACCATAACCATCTGGACTCATCATACCAGAATCTGCTGAACCACCTAGAGCCTCACCACCAACCCTAAGCCCTTGAGTACCAGCACCAAACATACGATTACCTAGCTGTGTTGCCTCTGCCATTCTACTATCAGCACCTAGGTTACGCTGCCGATTGTACATATCAGATGCCATATCGTCATAGTTACCGCCAGCCCTGTTAAGAGCATCAGTACCTAGACCAAACATCTGTTCTTGTTGCGCTCGGTAACGAGGATCCATTGAGTAACTAGCATTACCATCTTTAAAAGAAGCACTACCAGCACCAGAGGTTACACCAAATGGTTTGTATTTACCTTCTCTTGCTGCCCTATCTGCCGCATCAGACATTCTATCTTGGGCTTCCCCGTACTTACGTTGCTGTTGATAAGCACCAGCACCCCCAAGTAATGTTGAGGCAATCATTCCAAATAAACTCATTCTATTTATCCCTTACTTTAAATTTGTTTTAGTTGTAACCTAACTCAACACTGAGTGGAGCAAATCCAGAACTAGTAACACCATCGGTAGTACCAAGTTCTATTTTAGGATCCCAGTGAGGTGCCGCTACACGCCAAGACCAGTAAAATTGTCTAAGACTTGAATCACTATTAAGTATGTCTTCGGCTTGAGCGAATGTACTACCTGATGCGCTGTTATCTGTTCTTCTTAAAGTTATCCCACCAAAAGTAATAGACTTTACAAACTGTCCACTATTCTCTAAGTCTCGTATATAGTTGTTCTGTGTATTATTATCAAAAGAACCTTTACGAGCTGAAGAAACTCTAAGTTCAACTAATATTAAACCATTAGGATAATTGACATTAGTAGGACTTCTATCTTTAGATATTGTTAGCTGCAAAAATCGAGCATCATCTAAAAATAAATTAGATGATGTAGAAGGTACACCATCTTGAGTAAATCCTACTTGAAACTCAGGAACACCATTAGTTGAAGGGTTTCCACTACCTACAAACCTACATAGCCAAAAGTCCGTATCTTGGGAGGAAGAATAATTATACAAAAATCCTATATTAGAAACCCATGTCCTTTTCCAAGTACCTGATATTTTTGTCCACACTTGTTTAACGAATACCCAGTTCCCTGATACCTTAACTTTAATTAAAGGGGATTTCCAGACTCCGCTTACTTTAGTTTTAATACTCAAACCAAATATCTCCATTGTTACCACCAGTAGCAGCGTCTGTATCTACATATATTTTACTATTTGTTGTTGCGGTTCCGTCAAGTATTACACTAGCAGCAGTATTAACTTTAGTTGTTACGTAAGCTGTAGTAGCTAACTGTGTAGTGTTAATTGCAACTGCTGCTGTTGGGGCAGTAGGTACACCAGTTAATGCTGTGTTGTTTGTATTAGCTTTCGTAGCAACAGCTACTGCGATAGCATTGTACTCATCATCTATCTCTGTACCACGTACTCGTTTAGCTGCTGTACCTGCACTGAGTCCATCTTTCACAGCAAAGTTAGTTGACTTAGTATAATTACTCATTAGTTAGTTCTACCTTGTTTAACATAAACGTCAAACTTTTGAATTGATAATTGATCACCATTAATGTAAGCCTCAAAACCTAATTGAAGTACACTACCTTGACCTCCTACTGGAACCTTAATACGATCCGTTAAACCACCGCCTGTATATTCTGAAATGTTATACTGTGCAACATCATACTCAGATACAGAACTTTGTTTTATAGTTCTGTTGTAAGACCTTGGTTGATCAGAATAATCAGTGCCTACTTTAACAGAGAAGTTCTGTCCACTACCTCCTATAACAGTTACGCCTACAATCTTTATTATTTTATTAACTGTAGGTTGATCAAAGTCAAAGTGGTTTGTACGATAGGCTAAGTAATATTGCGATCCCCCATCTTGAAAAGATGAATACTTAGCTATTCCATTAACAAGACCAAGGTAGAGAGTGCCATCAAAAGCAGACAGACCACTAAGTATATTAGTGTCCACCCATTTAGTTACACGTAGTCCACCATTTTCTAGTCTTCCTCTAGTATCAAAACAATAGATGAGTTTAGAATTAGGAAATAGTAATAAATAGAAAGCATTAGAAGCTGAGTAGATTGAAGTTACATTTTCAGTAGAGGATGTATTAATAATCTTTACTAGATCATCACGTATATTAATAGACAGGTCTGCTAAGGGGTTAGATTTCTCTTGTATGACACGAGTTAAAGAACGTAGCCCTGAGTTAGCTAGGAAGTAGATGTCGTTTCCTACGGCCTGTATGGACTTCCTAGACACACACCCTACATTCTCTAGTACCTCCACTACTGATAATTTAGCAGGTTCAATAGTTAAATCTGCATTGTTATCGTCACCAAGTATTACAATACATCGTTTACAAAATACAATGACTCGTCCGTTAAAGCCAGCAACACTTACAATCTCATCTCCACCATTAGTCCATATCTGTCTAAGGTCTAAAGATAAAGTAGAACCTCCAGCAAAAGCACCATTAACTAAGTCAGAGCCATACAGTGTGTACTTATCTGTAGCAGTGCCACCAGCCCATAACCTGCCATAAGCAGAAGTTACAAAAGAGAACTGATGATTAGAAGATGTAGTGGCATGAGTAGTCACTGCAAAGTTAGCAGCTACTTTAAGCATAGGCTTACCAGCTTGTGCTAGGTATACAGCACCTCCTAGTGAAGCAGCTTGCCAATCATTATTAGAACCATGTCCTGTAGATATAGCAGTGAGTGTACCAAGACCTTTATATATTTTACCATTGCCCCAAGTAATATACCCTAAGTGTCCTGTAGAACCTACAAAGTCATGCATTCCTACAAGAGAAGAAGAGGTACCACCCGAAGTAGTTTGATATACATGTCCTTGTCTAGCACCTAACCTACCTTCAGTATCTATTACACAGTTGTCTGCTTGTAATGCGTAGCCACTAGCTAAAGTAATGCTACTTTCCTGTGTGTTTAACCCAAAAAAGCCTGGAGCTGCAATGGACTGACTAACTAATTGTTTCATACACTATACCATTCTGTCTCTTCTGGATGCTTTGATGCATCTAAGGCGATTGCGTTAGATAAAGAGTTAGCTGCTGCCATGTAAGCACTGTTACCTGTCTGTCCATTATCTTCACCCCTCTCTTCTACAGCCTTAGCATAAGCTAACAGAACTATAGGACGATGAGGACAGAATATTCTATCGGAAGGTTCTTCTAAATCTGCTGATCGTTGGACAACATTAAATCGAACTGTGTACACTCCATCAGGTTTAGGATATAGATCAATAAGAGTATCCCCTGTAGTACCAACACCATTGAAAGAGTAGAAGGTAGGTGAACCAGTGGCTGGGGATGGTGTAAGGTATCTATCGTTAAACCAATTTGCAGTTTGATAAGCAACATCACTTTCAGTTGTTGCATTAACAACACCTAGAACTTTAATACTGTTCTGTGAACCAGTTAATTGATAATTGAAAACACCATTGGAAGTAGTAACAGTTAGACTCTGACGTAAGGCAGACCAGTCCCATGCTTGTTCTACTTCTTGAATTGAATCATTGACTAGAGTACCTATAAGAGATGAATATTCATTCTCATTAATAGACTCTACTTGACGCTCTCGTAGACGTACAAGAACTGAGTTGATTGCTGCTAAGTAATTCATAGGATTATACCATATTTCTGTTTAAAAGTCAAGAGTTATTTTCTCGCTACAATTGATTGACCAAAGTACATACCAACAACTGACATGATTGCATGAGGCAACCACTCAGGAGTAACCATTCCTTCCAGTGTTCTCCACTCTGTTACTGTTGTAGTGAAGTCAAAGAATAAAAGTTTAAATCCACTGGTTACTTCTACTGGTACTACTGTTGGTAGGTTTAAGATAGGAGCAATAAGAATAAACATAGCCATGCCCATGAAGGACACCACTAGGAATCTACGTATCCATTGTGCATTAGGAGTATCGTAGCTACGTGCTGCTGCTACACTGTCCTCAGAGGCCGAGAATTGCTGCATGAGCATCTTTTGCTGATCAGCCTTATCCTTCTGTGCCTGTGCCATCATCTTCATTACAGCGCCTCCTAGGACGCTTAACAGCAATGTGATAACTTCTATTGGCATACCGAACATAACCTACCTCTTACTAAAAAGTTCCATCTTTAAAATATAACCAACAAGCAAATGCACTTGCCCCTATAATCCACATTAACTTCTTAACAACTGACTTGCCCACTGCTAGATAGAATCTATCATATGCTTTCTGTGCAGCCAAATCAGCTATCTCATCTTTCTCTATTTCTGTCAATTTAGGATCACTCACCGGTTTAATATTTAAGATATATAACTACACCAAAGAAAGCAGCTAGGATAGTTATAAGTATTCCTACAACCTGACCTGCTAGTACCAGAGCATCCTTAATTTCCTTAGCCTGTGCTTTCTGTTTCTTAGCATCTGCTTTTTGTTTCTTATAAAACTCATCTCTAAACTGTTGGTACTTATAGTATCCTAGAAGACCTTGTTTATTGAGCATGAACTCTAACTCTTTTTCTTGCTTCTCTATTGCTTGTTTAGCTTGGTATGCTCCTAGTACATCACCATTGCCAGACTTAATCTTGTTCTCAATGCTTTGACTTGCACCAAAGTATTTAGTGAGCGCAGATCCAGCATCAGCAATCTCCTTACCATTAGATAATGTTTGCTTAATAACTGCAAAGGCAGCATTAGCCACCATAAGTTCTGCTAACATACCCATACCCTCTTTGTATACTCTACGGGAATCCCATATGGTTCTCTTGATGGTTGAACAACAAGATACTCTGCATTTACTTTATTCACTGCTGGCTCAATAAGTAAACCTTGACCTACAGGTGCTAATGATGGAGCTACATGAACAGGGTATATTTCTAATGGACTAGAGTTCATTATATACTCTGTATATTCTTAGCACAGAAAGCAACAGTAGTTTTCTCTTCTGTCTTTTTCTGTGCTGTGTATCCCAACATGGGACTAACAATTAATTTGTATTCTAACTTTATAGAAACATCTATTAGTTCTGCCCTACAACTTTTAAGAGTTGAGTAGCTAGAAATTATAACAGGCATTGCAGGTACTTCAGTCACTGCAAGCATAGTTGCTACAAGGATAGACCACATTACTTCTTAGTCTTCTTATGAGTTAGATTCTTACTAGATGCAGTATGCTTCGCACCTGTCATAAGTTTACCATTAGTCTTGTGAGTCTTACCTGTGTACTCCTTACCATTTGGTAAGTAATGCTTAACACCTTTCATAATAACTTCCTCTTAATTTACTTTTGATTTTTCTTTTACCATTTTGATTTGTTCGCCCAGAATGCTGCTGACATTTTACCTTTAGCAATGTTCTTACCATGCCTAGCTTTGAATGATTTACGTTTAGCTTTCATCTTATCACTCTCTCCAGCCTTGGGCTTACCTGCTGTACTTGCACCTTGCTCACCATAACGAATCATCTTAATGGTAGACCCTTCCTTGGCTAATACTACGTGAGACTTAGTAGCATGTTTAGGTGTACGCTTAGGCTTGTTGTATCCAGCAAACTTCTCACCTCTGTAGTCTACGCTCATTATGCTTCCAATGCTTCAATGCGAGTAATTAACTCTTGTATCGTAGCTGTTAATAGTGGGACGATTTTAGATTGGTCAATTCCCTGCATATCTGGAACAGAGCGTGTACCCATGACTGCTGCTTCTGTGTCGGTAGCTGCTGTCACTTCATACTCCTCATCACGCATAGCATCTTTAGTGCCTGTGACTGCTTCTGGTACAACGTCTGCTAGCTCATGTGCAAGGAAGCCATTGACATTACCTCCAACAATCCAATCGAAGTTGCAAGGTTTGAGTAGCTTAGTCTGTGCTGTTGCATCTGAAATTGGTGTGACGTTTTCTTTAAGTCGGTAGTCTGATGAGGTGTTGTAGGCTATTGATGATGTGTTTGAACGGATAAAGCCGTTTTCAGTTCCTGCGGAGTTTAAAAATGATATGGCATTGTAACTATCATTAGACTGCAATCGAACTGTTGATTGGGCGCTCGCTGCTTTTAAGTTCAGGATGTTTGAGGCATTAGCAGAAGGTGAGCCTATTTGAAGCTGACCAGTGTTATCAATAGTCATAGCAGTAGTCCAGCTTATCGCTGCGTCTGCTGTGCCTGATGGGGCTACTTGAAACTTGTGAGTACCCCCTGTCTGATTATGGAGACTAGCGTGACTCGTTGTTAGGTATTTATAAGCCCCTGCTGTGCTTAGGTAGACATTTTCACCAACATAAGTCTCTGCGTCCTCCCAGTTGGCTATAAACGCTGTACCACCTATTTGCAGTACATCCGCATCGGTATGTGTTGCTTTAGGAGTTACACCAACACCCACGTTGCCTGTAAACACTGGGCTAGCAATGGGAGCCTTAGCAGCAAAGTTAGCGTCAATCGTCTTGAGGTCTTCTACCCCATCTCTTGCCTTGCTCATTTACTATTCTCCCGTAGGCATTAACGCATATAATGCGCTAGCATCTGTTGCAGCATCCATAGACACTTGAAGATCAGCATCAGCACTACGAATCACTGCACGATCTGCCTCTGCTTGTTCAGCTTCATGTGGGATGGTTGCCTTAATGTCTAAGGGTGCAAAGGCAGCGTTGCGTACAGTCCTGCGTACTTCGTGTGCAATTACTTTTGCTTTGTTCATGTCTATTGTAATGCTCATGTTCTATGCTCCAATCTTGTGAATTTTAACAAAGGTGTATACTGAGTTTTGGCCTGATATGGATGAATTAATACCTAAACCATTGGTTACTCTAGTAACACTACTTCGGTGCTGTATTTGAAAATCTTTTGCTGATGTTATCGCTACAA